ATTGCACAACTGTCAGGATTATAATGACCATTGGCTTGCATCTGAACACCATACACAATGGCTGTAAAGATACAAGTTTCCAGTGCAAAGGTATAACCATTACCCATAGAAGAGATTTTCTCGTAAGAGATAGTCTCACCCTTATATTCTCCAACAGGAGAACGTAGAGCTGTGAGTAGGTGATACCAGTCAGGAGTCAGAAGGTATTTACATACCGAGAGAGAGATGCTATCGCTAGCAGCACTCAAATCTAGGGTTGAATACTTACCCAATAATGATCCTAACCGAGCCAATTCCTGATTCTTCTCCTGGTTATTGATGTCGACACCCCAACGTAATAAACGTCGGCGCATATAACCATCTATTCCCAATTGAAGATACAAATTCATGGCGGGCTCAATTGCTATCGAACGCTCAGTTTTAGCGTTCTTTGGTACGAAAGTAATACGATTGCCAGGGACAACGTGCAACACCTGTTGCCAGAACACCTGTTGATCTAAAATCCTAGACTTAGGAATTCCATACCTTCGTCTATAATCATCTTCAAGTGCCCCAAGCCATCTAGGGTCGCTTTGTATAGCATACCGTGCATACGGAAAAGCTAAAGGAGTACACGAATAGGGCCAATTCTCATACTTATGGAAAGTAGAGGTTCGGCCTTCAAAAGTGTCCAAGTTGCTTCCCGGTCCATGACGTGACCACTCCGTCAATTCATCGCCGCTAGGTGGTGAGTACCCTAACAGCTTCTCTAAAAAAGATTTGGCATATGTAAACACATGCCGCATCCATTCTTCATCGGCGCTCACTAAAGACTTAAAACCACCTTGGTTAAAGTCTTTACAAGCCAATTCAGCTTCGACCAACTTGGTCTTAGCTGCGTTGATACGGGAAATTTTGTCCCCGTCGAATCGGAACTTTTTTAATAGTGATATCACCTGATAGACTGCTCGAACTTCTGAGAGCGGCCGATCACGAAGATACATACTCTGTATACCCCAGTCCTCGGACAATGCAAGGTAACCAGAGAAATCACGTTTTCTAATGATTCCACTAATTACTAATATCTCATTGTCAGTAAGGAGATGACATAAATCTGTGACCAATTTACCTAAGACTTTCCACGGGTAATCTTGTGGAAGTCTCACTTCGCT